ATTTGTCGATCAATGATATCCGTGCCAAGGAGAATATGAATCCGATTGGCCCTGAAGGCGACGTCTATTTTGATCCGATGAACATGACACCGGCCGGGACACTGCCGGCACAACAGATACCAGATAGCGATAAGGCCACCCCAAGCGACGATGCGCGGGTGGCCTATCGCGACCTGATGGCCAGCGTCTGGCAGCGAATCGTAACGAAGCAAATTCGGGCCAACGGGCGCAAGACGGATGCGGCATGGTGGGAGCGACATCGGGACTGGGCCCGGGAGGTCCTCATCGATGCCGTACGTGTCTACGCGGCGGCCCACGACATCGCGGTCGAGCGGGCGATCGGGGCGTTGACCGAGATCCTCGATGAGCGGCTCGGCCCGGATCGGGCGATCGGCGAATCACAGACGCAGGAGCTGGCCGAGCTCCTGCTCAACAGAATAGGAGACAGCCATGCCCTTGCCGAAACCTAAAGACGACGAAACGAAGCAGGAGTTTCTCGACCGTTGTATGGGCGATGACGTGATGGTCACCGAGTACCCGGACGAGAAGCAGCGCTACGCCGTATGTCAAAGCCAATGGGAAAAAGATCGATCCACGACGCCCGGGCCGGTCAATATGGAACGGCGCATCCTGCCGCCCGAGGAGATCGAGCTGCGGGTCGAGGAGGGCGACAAACCGAAGCTCGTCGGATATGCGGCCAAGTTCGGCAAATGGTCGCTGGATTTTGGCGGATGGCGGGAGAAGATCCACCCGAAGGCGTTCGACGCGGTGCTCGAAGATGATGTTCGGGCACTCAAAAACCATGACCCTAATCTGCTCCTGGGCCGCACAACGAGCGGGACCCTGCGGCTCTCGACGAATACGGTAGGCTTGCGTTTTGAGGTGGACCTGCCGAACACGACGACCGGTCGTGATACGCTTGAGGAGGTCCGCCGTAAGGACATTACAGGGTGCTCGTTCGCCTTTACCGTCGTTGAGGACACGTGGAAGAACCATGACGACGGCACAGCCGAGCGGACGATCACGCAGGTCGGGCAACTCTTTGACGTGGGCCCGGTGACCTATCCGGCGTACCCGGATACAACGGTCGCCGCCCGATCGCTCGGCCGGATCCGTGCCGGACAACAGCGGGCAGATGCGTATATGTGCGAGTGCATCGAGTGCGGGCATACGCTCGAGAGCGAGGACCATTGCAAGGACATCCTCTGCCCGGAGTGTGGCGGTCAGATGCGGCGTCAGGAGCGCCCGGGCCCCGGGCGGGCCCAGAAGACGGATTCCACAAAGACAAAGTTGATATCGGCCGAGCCGACACCGCTGGAGCGTCACCGTATGGCGGCGTTGGGCCGCAAGGCCGAACGAATCATCAACCGCAACCGACCGAAGGCCGATGCCTGAGGCGGTGATCCGCGGCCGAGTTTCGCGGCCGGCGGTGGATGTAGACGTGTTCTAGGGAAAGAACGATTCGAAGCGGGGCGTGACTCACGTCCCGGGACAATACGGGGCTTGTGACGCGGGATTGATCGTCCGGCGGGCACGACGCAAGAAAAGAAAACGGCCGTGTAGGGGCCTACACCCTCTGCACGGCCGTTTTTCTTTTGCCCCGTCACAGACAAAGGAGATTACCGATGACGGTACTAGAATTACGGGAACTGGCCGCGACGAAAGCCGAAGAGGCCGCGGCCATCAAAGCCAAATGTGAGCAGGAAGAACGTGGCCTGGCAACCGACGAAGACCGACGGATTACGGACCTGCTCAACGAAGCCGAGCGACTGGAGCACGAAGCCAATCAACAGGAGCGGCTCGAAAACGTCCAGGCCCGTTTCCAGGCCGCGAAGGATCCGGAGAGTCGGCCGGTCATTACGACCGGCGAGAAGATCCATACGGTGCCGGCAACGGCCATGCGGTTTGGCGAACTGCGGGCCTTCAAAGGGCCCGACGCCGAGCGCAATGCCTACTGGTCGGGCATGTGGCTGCTGGCGACGATCGGCAGCCGGGCCGATATCCGCGAGAAGTGTCAACGGCAGAAAGGGTTCGAAGTCCGCGTCCAAACCGAGAGTGACAACACGGCAGGCGGCTTCCTGGTGCCGGACGAGACGGAGAATTCGATCATCGATCTGCGCGAGGAGTACGGCAACGCCCGCCGCGAAGCGCGTCTCCAGCCGATGACCAGCGATCACATGATTATTCCCCGCCGCAGTGATGGCCTGACTGCCTATTTCGTCGGCGAGACGTCGGAGATTACGGCATCGGACAAGAGCTGGGGCCACGTTGAGCTGACGGCGAAGAAGCTCGGGGTCCTGACCCGGATGTCGAGCGACCTCAATGAGGACGCCGTGATCAATATAGCCGACGACTTCATCGATGAGATGGCTCTGACCTTCGCGACGAAGGAAGACCAGTGTGCGATCGATGGGGACGGTACGGGCACCTACGGCGGGATGATCGGAATCCGAACCAAGGCGATCGACGGCAGTCATAGCTACGCCTACCACGACTTCAGCTCGTCGATGGACCAATGGTCGGAGGTCACCGACACGGCCTTGATGGAGCTAATGTCCAAGCTGCCGCTCTACGGCCGCCGGCGGGCCAAATGGCATTGTTCCCCCCAGGCCAAGGTGGCCTGCTTTGATCGACTCATCCAGGCCGCCGGCGGGGCCACGATGCGAGAGCGTGTCGATGGGGTCTACAAGCCGGCCTACATGGGCTACCCGATCGTGGAATGGCCAGCGATGCCGACCGACGACACCTCGGCGGCGCTGAATAACAAGATCATGTTCTTTTTCGGCGACTATAAGCTGGCCGCGACGTTGGGCTCGCGGCGAGGCATCACGATCAAGCGCAGCGAGGATCGATACCTCGAATACGACCAGATCGGCATCCGGGCGACGCAGCGATTCTGCATCGTTAACCACAATATCGGCACCGACAGCGCGTACGGCCCGGTGATCTGCGCGATGGGTGGCAGCTAATCGGCCCGGCTCCGACTTCGTGACCCCATGTACCCCGCCCGGAATGGGCGGGGCACGATAACCGGATACAAAATCTCGAAATAGGAGATGGACAAATGCAACCGGAAGTCAAAGTGATCAATTTGTTCGAGGGCCAGACGATGACGTCGGCGGGCACCGTGTTCGACGCCGTCGACACGAAGGGGTTCGACACCTGTATCCTCGCCCTGGTCGCTGGCACGGGTGACGCCGCCTCCACGGCCGTCAGCACGTTGCGGGTCTGCGAGAGTGATACGGACCCGACGGATTACACAGACGGTACGGCCGTCACGCAATTCGTCGGGGCGTCCGCGACGAGCACCTCGGCGGGCTTCGTCCTGCCGGCCCTGTCGTCCAGCAAGCAGAATGTCTACCAGATGAACATCGATCTTAAAGGTCGCAAGCGCTACATCGGCCTGAACTTTGCGCCGGAGAAACAGACGGTCGGCGTCGCCTGCGTCGCCGTGCTGAGTCGGGTAGCCGATGGGGCCGACATTGGGACTGTCGCCACCGGATCCGATGGTCTGCGCCTGCTCCAGCGGGGATAGGCCTGTTCGATGAATCTCGTTCGTCAGGTCGGTGGCCGTCACGGCCCCGGCCTGGCGACCCTATCAGACAATAACGACGAACGAGGAATGAAATGATGGATCACGACGAGCTACAACAACGAGTGGAGGCGATGCCGTACTGGTATCACAAGATCGAACTGCCGGGCGGGATTGTGACACCTGGGTATTTCCCGATCAACCCGGATCGTTATTGCCTGCCGCCCGACTTGACGGGCCTGCGTGTGCTCGATATCGGCGCGTGGGATGGCTACTGGACCTTCGAGGCGCTCAGGCGGGGCGCCGCCGAGGTCGTGGCCATCGATGATTTCAGCGATAGGTGCGGCAGCGACCAGTCGCGACACAGATGGGAGACATTCGATCTGTGCCGCGAGGCGCTGGGGTTTACAAAGGATCGTGCAACGTACGACGGCGAGTGTATCTGGGAGAACGACAAAGGGCAGAAATGTCTCCGTTATGGAATATCCGCGTATGACGTGAGTGCCCAATCACTCGGATCATTCGACGTCGTATTCTTCTTTGGAACGATCTATCACCTCAAGCATCCATTGTTGGCATTGCAGAAGATATCCGACGTTTGCAAAGGGGCGTTGTATGTCGAAACGGCCAGTCTCGATGAAGCGAGCCCGTACCGAGGCGGGATCGGGGCCGGTTTCAGTGCCAATGAGATGGTCATGGAATACTACCCGGGCCGCGAGTACGCGGACAACCCGACGAATTGGTGGGTCCCGACACTCCAATGCCTCGGCGCCATGATAGAGAGCGTCGGCTTCCATGACGTCCAAGCCTGGCCGCTGACGGAGACGCCGCAGACCATCAACGAATGTCGCGGCTTTGCCTCGGGGACGAAGGACCCGAACATTTGCCCGGCCTTGCATCCTGATGAAGTCGCGACGGCCGTGGCCATCGTGAAAGCACGAGTGGCGGCCGTGATGAGCGTACCGCGTCTGGGTTTTCAGGACAACATGAGCTGCGCGTTCGAGGCATTACAGCCGCTGCGGATCCCTTTGGTCCGGACCCAAGGCGCATTTTGGGGTCAGTGTCTCGAGCGAGGCATGATGCAGCTCATTGACGGTGGCATCGATTTGATTGTAACCATGGATTACGACAGCGTGTTTCGCAAGGACGATGTTGAGCAGTTGCTGCGGTTGGCATTGCAACATCCGGAGGCCACCGCGATCGTGCCGGTGCAGAAAGGGCGGGGCGAATTCCCGATCCTTATGAGCATCACAGGCCGCAGCGGTCAGGTTCGCAGTGAGATCCCAATTACCGAACTTAAGGGCGAGACGATGCAGATCGCCTCGGGCCATTTCGGCCTGACCGTACTGCGAGTCGATCACCTGCTCGATATCCCGCACCCATGGTTCTGGGACCAGCCCAACGGTGACGGGATGTGGGGCAGTGGACGGGTCGACGCGGATATCTATTTCTGGAAACAACTCCAGAAGCACAAAAGGCAGGTCCTGCTCGCCTGCCATGTCCCCATCGGACACATCGAGGCGATGATCACATGGCCCGACGAAAACATGCAACCGATCCACCAGCACACGAACGATTGGGCCACGAAGGGCAAGCCCGCGAACGTGTGGAAATGAAAGGAAGACGATCATGAGAATGACCAACGTGCGATTGACGAAACGCTGGAGCGATTGGGGGCCCGGTGAGGTCGTACGCCTGCCGACAGCCAGGGCCAAGCGAGTGATCGCCAAGGGCTACGGTGCGGCCGACCACAGTCGCGATGCCGCTCGGCTCGCCGACACGGAAGTCCGCGGCGGTCCCCCCATACGGCACGTCGAGGTCGAGACGGCCACGGCATTGCCGGCGGCCGAGCGGGCGATTGCCACGCCGACACCGCAATCGAAACCCGAAAGCCCCGATGTGCTCACGAAAAACGACGACGGCGAACCGAGTGTATCCGAGGCCACGACCGACGCCGCAGATGATAGCTCGCCGCCGCGGCGAGGACGGCCCAGAAAGGCGGTGACAGGCGATGGCGATTAGTACGAATACACTGGAAATCTCGCCGATCCACCAGGGCACGATCACGAGCCGCTGGCGGGTCAACGCCAGTACGGCCGACGCCAGCGGCTGTGAGACGATCAAGGCGGCGCCGGGGTCCGGCTACGAGCTCGTGATCCGGCGATTGATCCTGAGCATCGGTGGATCCATCACCGTCACACTCGGCGCCGGGGAAGAGTCGAACGCGGTCAAGCGTGTCGTGCTCGGCCCCATGGGCGGCGGGGCGATGACGATCTCGATGGATTTCGGCGACGACACGATCGTCCTCGATCCAAACGCAGCGTTGACAGTCGACGCGAGCGGGTCGGCGACTGTTTGGATCTACGTCGAAGGTCAAACGAGGGTGGTCGACGCGGCCGGCATCGCTTCCTCGAGCCCGTCCACATCGATCAGCAGTAGTCCGTCGACATCGGTCAGCTCGAGTCCGTCCAGCTCGATTTCGGCCTCAGTCTCGTCGAGTCCGTCCAGTTCGATTTCGGCCTCAGTCTCGTCGAGCCCGTCATCGAGTGCCTCATAGGAGCCACAATGCCCGACGTCAGTGTGATCATTCCGAGCCGCAACGAGTGGTTTCTGGCTAAGACGATCGAAAGCGTTCTGGCCACCGCCAGGGGGGACACCGAGGTCATCGCCGTGATCGACGGCGAGCACCAAGGGCCCGAGCCCCCCAAAGACCCGCGGGTTCGCGTGATCCGCCATAAATCGCCGCAGGGCCAGCGGCAAAGCTGCAATGAGGCGGCCCGGATCAGCAAGGCGAGGTACATCCTCAAGACCGATGCACATTCGATGTTCGATGAGGGCTTCGACGTCAAGCTCATGGCCGATTGCGAGCCGGATTGGATCGTGATCCCCCGGATGTATAACCTCCACGCCTACGACCTAGTCTGTGACGGCTGCGGATGGACCGGCAACAACCACCGCCAGGTCGACAAGTGCCCGCAGTGCGGCCGACCCGGCCCGCTGCGCGAGGATGTCGTCTGGCAACCCAAGCGAAAGAAACGCACGGATTGGATGTACTTCCGCAGCCCGCACTGCAAGGACAAGCCCATGCGGGTGCAATACTGGGGCAACCGGGATTGGGTCTGCGAAAAGTGCGGCTACCATCACGACGAGCGAGGGACGGACCAGCCGTGCCAGAAATGCCGGCACGTCGGCTTTCGCAAGGAACTGGCGTACCCCGACGAGTTCGATGCGCACCGCCGCTGGGCCAAAAACCAGGGCCCGCTGGCCGACGTGATGACCGGCCAGGGCGCCTGCTGGTTCCTGGAGCACCAGCGATTCTGGGACCTCGGCGGCCTGGATGAAGGCCACGGCTCCTGGGGCCAGATGGGCGTGGAGATCGCGTGCAAGGCCTGGCTCTCGGGCGGCCGGCACGTGGTCAATCGCAAGACCTGGTTTGCGCACTTCTTCCGCTGCGGTGACGGCCCGCATTTTCCCTACCGCGCCAGCGGCACAGAGCAGAAGGCCGCGAGGCGGTACTCGATCAAGCTGTGGACCTCGGGGAAATGGCAGCATCAGCGGCGCCCGCTCGAATGGATCGTCGAGAAATTCTGGCCCGTGCCGACATGGCCCAAACCCGAGACGACGCCGGAGCTGCGGGATGTGACGCCACAGCCGATAGCGCTCGGTTCAGCCCCGCGCCCGACAGTTGATAAAGGGGAGCCGACGGTCTCGGTGATCATCCCGGCTAGAAACGAGGAGTTCCTCGGCGCGACCATTTTGGATTTGCTCGGTCATCTGCAAAGGTTCCGTGAGGTCCTCGTCGGGTTGGACGGGCCGGATCAAACGCGGCCCGTAGAGGATCCGCGTGTGCGTTACATCGAATCGGGCGAGCGGATCGGGATGCGTCCGATGCTCAATCGGCTGGCCCGCGAGGCGAGAGGGCGATTCCTGCTGAAGCTCGACGCTCATTGCGCCGTGGACGCGGGGATGGACGCCAAACTGATCGACGCCTGGGAACCCGGATCGGCCGTCGTGCCTCGCCGCTACGATCTGGATACGACCCAATGGAAGCGGCGGGAGCATAGTCATACGGACTGCCGGCGGCTCACCCATGAAAGTGAGGACGGTCGCGGGATGCGGTCGCTACCGTGGCCTGAGCGGGAGGCCCAGCAGAAGGGCGAGGAAATTTCGGAGACGATGACCTGCTCGGGCTCCTGCTGGCTGATCGAACGGCGGCAATGGCTCGACTGGGGCGGGCACGATACCGAGCATGGGACATTCGGTCAGGAGGGCGCGGAGATCGCCTGCAAGGTCTGGCTTTCGGGCGGTCGCCTGCTGCACTGCAAGAAGACGTGGTACGCGCACTGGAATCGCGGCCGCAGCCCCTACGCCCTGGGCCGCAAGCAGAAGCGCCGCAGCGAGGCCCGCAGCCGCAAACTGTTTCTCGACGGCCAATGGCCGCACGCGAGGCGATCCTTCGACTGGCTGCTCAGGCATTTCGCACCGGTCCCCGGCTGGCATACCCCGACACGCACGATCGTCTGGATCTCGGCGAACAAGGAGGCCCCGTCGCTATTGGCCACGACGGCCGCCGAGCTGCAGAATGCGGCGGCCGGCATCCCGATCATCTCTGTGACCCACAAACCCTATCCGCTGGGCCGCAACATCTGCGTGGGCGAAGTCGGCTATAGCAGTCACAACATCCTGCGACAGATGTTGATCGGGGCCGAGGCGGCCACGACGCATTGGGTCGTCTTCTGCGAATCCGATTGTCTGTATCCATCCGAGCACCTGCATTTCTGCCCCGACCGCGACGATCGGGCGTATCTCAACGCAAGTATCACGATCCTCGATACGGCCGATCCCGGATATATCGACAAGGGCAACCCATCACAGTGCGGGCTGATCGCCAATCGCAAATGGGCGATCAAGCAACTCCGCTCGCGACTGGCCGATCGATCGACCTGGACAGCGGCGCCTGAGCACGGCAAGGCACTGCCGGCCTCGTTCCGCGAAGGTCACTGGCGACGGTTTGAAACCGCAAGCCCGATCGTCAACATTCGGCACGCCGCCAATATGCACCACAACTGGCCTCAAAAAAAAGAACGCAAGATGTCGGTATCCGGCTGGCCGTCGCCCTCAGAGTTGGTTGCGACACTCACGGAGGCCAAGCCTGCCGCACCCGTATTGGCAGGTGAGGTTATCGCGAGCAAGCCGACCAACCGTTACAAGTTCTACCATGGCTACCGGATCCGAACGCTGCCTGTCGCCGAGCTCTACGAGCATTACGAGGCCTACGCCGATGAGGGCAAGCAGCCGAGGGACAATCCGCGTGGCGTCCACGAGTTCCAGCGGACCTTCAATCCGTTCATCGAGCAGGTGTTGGCCGCCCGGGCCCCCGAGGAATGGACGGACGATTATTTGCGGAGCCTGCCCTATCACGAGTATCTCGTCAAGCATTTACATCCGGACCATCGCGATCCGGTCTCGCGATGGGGTGCCAGGCACGTGCTCGAAAAGATGCGCGACGCGATCCATCTGGCTCAAAGCCTCCGGGACGAGGGACTGCACGCCCCGATCGATCTGTGGCAGCGCGAAGGCACCCCGATGCTCCAACGCGGCCAGCGGCGCGTCGTGATCGCCCACCATCTCGGCATCAAGCGGATCGTCGCCCGGATCTTCGCGAGCAAGGCGGATTACAATCGCATGCGGGCCTTCGTCGACCGGCGCAGCGGAGGGCCGATCGAGCGGGCGGCGCAACGGCAGTTCGCCAAACAGGGGACGAAATCCAGCGACAAGTACTGGTTCCACAACTACACGCACCTGTACGACCGATTCTGCACCGGCCGTCGCGTGCGGCGGATCCTGGAGCTCGGTGTCAAGCACGGCGCGTCATTGCAGCTATGGGCCAAGGCCTTCCCGAAGGCTCGGATCGTCGGTCTGGACAACGACCGGCGCACCACGCAACGCCGGCTCTGCCGCAAGCATCCTGAATGGCATCTGTATATCGGCGGGCAGGACGACGCCGATCTGCTCTCGCGGATTACCGAAAAACACGGGCCGTTCGACCTGATCATCGATGATGCCAGCCATAAATGCGAGCTGACCGCCCGCAGCCTGGAGTTGCTCTGGCCCGCCGTCGCCAAGCAGGGCTTATACGTGATCGAGGATTTGGCCGGCAAACTCGATGACGCAAACGGCGACGATCCCGGTCAAGACCGCTCCAAACCCATCGGGGCTTTTCGTGTCATTGAGACTCTGGTCGATGACATCTTTCGAAACAACCAGCCGGGCAGTGTGAGCTATTATCCGAATATCGTATTTCTTGAGAAAAGCCTATGTGCGAAATGCCCAATGACCTGACCATCATATACTACACCGACAACCATCTCCCCAGCCGATTCGCCTGGTCGGTCCGGGCCGAGCTCTGGACCGTGGCCGAGCAGCTTCGATTGCCGGTGGTCAGCGTCAGTCAGCATCCGTTGAGTTTCGGGACGAACCTATGCGTCGGCGACATCGGGCGGTCGTACCGATCGATCATCCGGCAGATCCTGATCGGTTGCATCGCGACAGATAGGCCATACGTGGCATTGTGCGAGCACGACGTCCTTTACCCGGCGGCGCATTTTGCGATGCGCCCGGACCGGGGCGCCGTATTGTTCGACCAGAATCGATGTCATGCGCTGATCGACGCCGGGGTATACCGGCCGAATGTCGGCGGCCGCTCGATGCAACTGTTGATCGGCGACCGGGCCACCCTGGTCGAGCATTTCGCCGCCAAGCTCAATCGCGTCACATCCGAGCGACAGTGGCATCGCGTCTTTGAGCCGGGCAAGGAAGAGGCCCGATTGGGTCTGCCACAAATCCCGGCCATGATGCAGGACCGCACCGGCCCGCCGATCGTCAACATCATCAACCATGGTGGCAACTACGGGCTCCGCAAACCGGCGAGGGGGTCATCGGTGAACGCCCTGCACCCATGGGGCACGATCGAGGATCTCAAGTGTCGCCTGCATATTGGGGGTGGCGATGGCGTTTAACCTCAAAATCCTGACGCCGACCACCGGCCTGTGCCGCACGGGCTATACCTACTCGCTGGTACATCTGGTCATGTACTATGCGCAGAATCGTGTGTGGCCGGAGTGCCCCGAGCAACTGCTCGACTATAAACCGATCGAGGGCTCCGGTATCGGGGCCAATCGTGAGCGATTAGTCGTCGAGGCCCTGGAGACCGACTGCACACACCTCCTGTTTGGCGACGAGGACATGGGCTTTGCGCCCAACGCCCTGCATATCCTGGCATCACGTCGCCAGCCGATCGTCGGGGCCAACTACCCGATTCGCGTCAAGGGCAAGGGTTTTACCGCCCTGCATCCGGACAGGCAGCAGCGAATTGTCACGACCGAGCAGAGCACGGGGATCGAGCCGGCGTACTACACGGGCTTTGGTTTCTGCCTTGTGGAGCGGAGCGTCTTCGAACGGGTGGAACGGCCGTGGTTCTTGCTCCGCTACGATCTAGAGAGTCACTCCTACAGCACCGAAGATGCGGCGTTCGGTCACAAGCTCGAGGAGGCGGGGGTCCCATGGTACTGCGACCACGACGTGAGCAAGCTGTGCTATCACACGGGAAATCATAATTACACTTGGCATGAGGTGACAATCGATGGGGACGCTACTCGAAGATTACAACCTGAGATATGCGGACGCGGACCTGCGGAACAAGGTGACCACGGCGATTGCCCGTAAGGCCCAAGAGATCCTGGGCGAGGACGTGGGGACCGACAATCACGCAAACCGTTTGGTCTGGGCCAACGCCGTGATCAGCGGAGAGAAGACCAAGGCCGAGGCCGACAAGTTTATGTGGCCGATCATCGGCCTGGGCACGATCAATGGCGCATCCACGGATAACGACATTCTGTGGGCCGTTGCGCAGTTTGTAAACATGTTTGCAACCGGCTAACGGAGGTGATCCATGGCAAACGAAACGGAATGGACCTATGCATCGCAGGTGACACTGGAGGCCTCGGGCGCCTCGGCGGCCAGTGACGCCTTCGTGGCCGCCGATGACGCCACGCTCTCCAGCACGAACCATAGCGACTACCCGGTGGCCGACTTCGTGCTCAAGTGCGACCTGGGCGGTGCCCCATCGAACGCGACGGTCAATCTGTACCGGTGCGACCAGAACATCGACGGTACGAACGACGCGGTTGCACCATCGTCGTCGTTTCCGCACGTCCTGGTCGGCGTCGTGGCGATTCCCGCCAGCACGGCGGCGTACTACCCGTTTCCCAATGTGCCATTGAGCCAGGAGTGCAAGTTCTACCTGGAGAACAAGACCGGCCAGACACTCTCGGCCGGCTGGACCCTGAAGGCGACGCCGAAGACCTACGTACCTGGGAGCTAGTTCGTGGCGCGTATTGTCACCCCATACAGCCCGACAATGATTACCCCGGGCCGGACCCGGCTTCTGAATCCGTATTGGAAGCCGCCGGTGGGGACGCAACCCGACCGCAATCATCCCCTAGCCCGGGGACTGGTGGGCGCGTGGCTCCTAAACGAGGGGGCGGGGGGGAAGGCATTTAGTAACACTAAACAATACGATCTCACCATCGACGGCGCAGAGTGGGTTCCGGGAGGTCTGGTATTTGTGCGCGCGAACACGGATAACGCCTCTTTTTTTAACGCGCCGATACTGACCACTACTCTGACTATGTGGGTACGGTTTCGCTCGACAAACGGGACAGATCGACAGAGTCCCATGGGTCGCGGATATCTATCGTACGAACTGGCATTTGAGGATGATCGCCAAGGCAATATCCTGGTGTTTTACGGGGATGGGACCGATTATGATTATGCGGACACTGACACAGGCGGTACGATCAGTGATGGCGCATGGCACGATCTCGCCGCGACCATCAACAAAAGTACGGGATATGTCCAGATTTTCTACGATGGCCTCCTGTTGACTAGCGGCACACACGATGTCCTGCCGGGTGATTCGGCCGCCAATGAGTTTTCGCTTGGTGCGGCCAACCGTAGTGAGAACTGCCTCGATGGTGATGTCGCCAGCGCGATGCTATTTGACCGTACCCTCTCCCCCGCCGAGATCCGCAGCCTGTACCAGGACCCCTACCAGATGTTCCGCACCGAGCCGATCGAGCTGTGGGCCGGCGCCACGGACGCTGGTGGCAGCAGTCCATCGGTTTCAATCTCGGCCTCCGTATCGACCAGCCCGAGTGCGAGCATCAGTGCGTCCCCATCGGTCTCGATATCAACCAGCCCAAGTACAAGTATCAGTGCATCCCCGTCAGCCTCGATCTCAGCCTCCCTATCGGCCAGCCCCTCGACTTCGCCCTCAGCATCATCAAGCATCAGTGCATCGCCGTCAGCGTCCGTATCGGCGAGCGTATCGGCCAGCCCGAGTGCGAGCGTCAGTATCTCACCGTCGGTGTCCGTATCGGCCAGCCCAAGCGCGAGCGTCAGTGCCTCACCGTCGGCCTCGATCTCGGCCAGCCCGAGCGCCAGCGTCAGTGCGTCGCCGTCGGTTTCGATTTCGGCCTCCGTATCGACCAGCCCGAGTGCGAGCATCAGTGCGTCCCCGTCAGCCTCGATCTCAGCCTCCGTATCGACCAGCCCGAGTGCGAGCATCAGTGCGTCCCCGTCAGCCTCGATCTCAGCCTCCGTATCGGCCAGTCCGAGTGCGAGCATTAGTGCATCGCCGTCGGTTTCGATTTCGGCCTCCGTATCGACCAGCCCAAGTGCCAGCATCAGTGCCTCGCCGTCGGTTTCGATTTCGGCCTCCGTATCGACCAGCCCAAGCGTTAGCATCAGTGCCTCGCCGTCGGCATCCGTGTCGGCCTCCGTCTCGGCCAGCCCGAGTGCCAGCGTTAGTGCATCACCATCGGCGTCGATCTCGGCGTCTATCTCGGCAAGTCCATCCGCCTCCTTGTCCGCCAGTCCGTCGGCTTCGATCAGTGCCAGCCCGTCGACCTCGTCGATCCGCAGCGTCAGTCTGAGTGCCCGCCAGGGGCATGGCGTTCATGCCCACATGCAACTTGTCGCCGTCCATCGCCCGGCCGGTGCCACAGTCACGTTATCGGGAGTCTGACAGATATGTCGATCACACTGCAATTCGTTTTTGAGATTGACGACGTCGCAACCGACGTGACTTCAGCCGTGCTCTCCGACGCCACTGGAACCTACGGCGTCAAGCGCAACGATAACGACGCCGTCGTCGTGGCCGACGGCACGGCCATGACCAAGGTCGACACGGGCACATACGAGTACTCGTTCAATGCCCCGGCCGACGGCCTGACCTATACGTATTGCGTCGAGTACGTCTACGACGGGAACACCTACCGCGAGAGCGAGACCTATTCAGATACGACGCGGGTGGTCACGCTATCTGAGGCCAAGGACCAGATGCGGATTACGGGCACGGACGAGGATACGCTGATCAACCGCCTGATCGACGCGGCTACCAGCTACGCCGAGGAACTTTTGCACCGCAAACTGCTGACCCAGACCTGCATCGATTATCTGGATGCCTTTCCGACAGTGATCCGGCCGGAATGGTCGCCACTGGTCGGCATCACCAGTATCCAATACATCGACACGGATGGCGCGACACAGACCTGGTCGAGCGCCGAGTATGACGTGGACACCGACACCGTGCCGGGCCGTGTCCAGCCGGCCTATGGCGAGGACTACCCCGATATCCGCGACGATATGAACGCCGTGACCGTCACGTACACGGCCGGATACGGGACGGCGGCCTCGGACGTGCCCCAAGAGATACGCCACTGGATTCTACTGGCCGTAGCGCACCTGTACGAGCATCGCGAGGCCAGTATCGAGACAACGCTCTCGGACGTGCCGCTGACACACAGCCTTTTGGGTATCCATCGGTTGATCGGAATATGAGAGCCGGACTGCTAGATCATAAAATCTCGCTCCAGCACTACACCGAGAGCCTCGGGTCGGATGGGCACCCGGGCAAGACCTGGTCGACGTACGCGACGGTCTGGGCCCGGTTGCGGACGCTCAGTGGCCATGAGCGGATCGCCGCCGAACAGGTCCGGTCGACCATGACGCACGAGATTACAATCCGGTACTATGCCGGCGTCCAGCCGGGCCATCGCGTACTCTACGGGACGCGCACCTGGGATATCAAGGATGTCCGCAATATCGACGAGCAGGATATCGAGATCCGCATGCGATGTATCGAGGTTCCGAGCCAGGGTCCATCGGCCTCGGCCAGTCCGAGCAGCTCGATATCGAGCAGTCCATCAACGAGCGTATCGGCCTCGCCCAGCGCGAGCCCGTCAAGCAGCCCGAGTTAGGGAATACCATGGCAGGATTTATGATTGACGGCGCGAAGGAAGTGGAGCGGAACCTGGCGACGCTGCCGACCCGCGTGCAGAAGCGGGTCGTCCGGCACGCGGTCCGCCAGGCCCAGGGCCCACTGCTCAAGCAGGCGAAGATCAACGCCGTCGCCCGCGTCGGCGGCCGGATGGGCGCACTGCTGGCGGCGAATATCGTCCGCCGCGCCGCCCGGCGGCAGAAGCGGGGGAGGTACTCGATCCACGTGCAGATCCGCTCGGATGTGCCTGAGTTCACTCACCCAGCCAAGACCGGCAAAGAGACGTTTATCCCGGCCGCCATCGAATACGGTCACGGCATGGACAAAGAATCGGCGGCTCGGCCGTTTTTGCGGCCGGCGGCCGATGCGACGAAGAATGAGACCAAGCGGATCCTGGCCCGTGAGTTGCGAGCCGGGATCCTCCGCGAGGTGATTCGAGCGAGGTATGCATGAGTCTGGAAGCGGCGATCTTCGACATCCTGGCCGAAACGGCGGCCGTGACCGCCCTGGTCGGCGGCTCGCGGACGCCGCGGATTTCGCCGATCCACCGGGCCCAGGGCAAAGCGGTGCCGGCGATCATCTACCAGCAGATCAGCAGCGACGATGAGGTCACCTGCGACGGCCACATCGGACCGCGCGAGGACCGCGTACAGGTCAACTGCTGGGCGGCCACGCCGGCGGCGGCCCGCAGTCTCGCCGAGGTCGTGCGGACGGCGCTATCGGCGGCCTCGGGTTCACACGGCAGTGTGACCGTACGGTATTGCAGTATCGCCGACGAGGGGGACATCTGGGAAATCGACGAGCGGGCCGAGGCCGAAACCGTCTACGGCAAGCGGCAGGATTGGATCATTTGTTACGAGGCATAGAAAGGAGACATCTTGGCGGCAACGAAAGCATTAAAGGCATGGGGGCTGACCTGCTCGTTCGACGGCGTGACCATCGGAGAGTTGATCAGTTTCAACGGGTCGCGTGTCCGGGAGTTCATGGAGATCTTCACGTGTGACTCCGACGACGAGGCGGTCGAGTACATCACCAGCGGATTGAATGAAGGCGAGCCGCGATTCGGCTGTGTCTTCCAGCCGGGCCATGAAGAGAATTACGACACCCTGAACGACAAGTTCCTGGCGGCCCGCAAGGGCACGCTCTTGATCACTATGGCTACGCCGAGCGGTGCCAGTGCCCCGACACTGAGCGTCGACGGCTACATCGCCAGTTTGGACTGGCCCGGTTTCGGCAGTCCTCGCGAAGCGCATATGTGTGAGTTTTCGGTCCGCACGACCGGCAAGGTCACGTACACCGATTCGAGCGGCGTGAGCGTGACGTCCAGTCCGTCGACGTCGGCCTCCAGCAGTCCGTCAACGAGTACGTCGAGCAGCCCGTCGAGCTCGGCCAGCTAATCAGAAAGGAGTGTTATGCTCTCGAAAGAGCAGATCATTGCCGCCTTGCCGCCGGCCACGCGGGAGGTCCCTGTCCCCGAAATGGGCGAGGGGGCCACGCTACAGATCGCCGCGATCGGCCCACAGGCCTACGGGCGATTGCAGGACCTGTATACCCATCTCCTGCAACCCAAGCCCAGACTCGAGCCGGACGATACGGACGACGGCGTTCTCTACACGTGCGATACGCCACCCGAAGAGCGACCCGAAGAGCGACCCGACGATGGCCAGATTGATACGACCGACGGCGAGGCCGATGAGCTGACGATGACGTGGGCTGCCCAGAACCGCTTGTGCGTTGAGTGGGCGGCCGCCTCGATCGTAGGCGGCGACAATCAGCCGCTGTTCACGCCCGACGAGATCGAGCAGGTCTTCCGTGGCCATGAAGGCCGCCGGGTGCTGATCCGGATCATGGAGGCGGCACAGGACCTGAACCTCCTGACCGAGGAGTCCAGGGATGAAGAAGCAAAAAACTCCGAGAGGACGGCTGGCGACGCTGGTGGTGGCGAATAGCGATACATCTGGGCTATCCGCACCCCGACTACCTGCTGGCCGTCCTCGATGCCAGGCGACGCCAGGAGCTGATGCTCTATGCGACGATCGAGCCGATCGGCGGGCTGCTGGAAATTTCCAAACCGGAGATATTCGCGCCGCCGGAAGGCGACGAACCCGAGGCCGAGCCCGAGACTACCGGCAGGACCGAGGCCGAAACCAAAGCCCTGTTTGCTCGTATCGCCAAGAGTTTCGGGGTCGAACGGCCCGAAGGATGATCTGACATGGCGATCTTTGCCAATCGCGTAGGCCGTCTATCGCTGGAGTCGGGCGCTTTTGAGCGAGGCGCACGGCGGGCGAACCAGTCGATGCGGAGCATGCAGCGGCAAAGTCTCGCATTGCATAAGGCGGTACTCAAGGTCGGTGCCGTATACTACGGAGCCAAGGGTCTCGTTCGCATTTTCCAAGCGGTGACGCGCGAAGCGGTCGACTTTGAATACGGCATGGCGAAGGTCAATACGATGCTCACTGCGCAATCTGAGCATTATTTGCCACGCCTGACGGCACAAATCCGCACCTTGGCCAGGGCCTATGGCGAATCCACGGAGTCGCTCTCGCAGGGTACGTACGACATCCTCAGTGCCGGGATCAACGCTGAAAAAGCAATGACCGTCCTGGAAGCATCGGTCAAGGCCGCCCGTGGCGGATTCACCGACGCGTCCGTGACGACGAAGGCGATGGTCGGTCTGCTCAATGCCTATCAGCTTGAGGCCTCGCAAGCGACCCGCGTAACGGATTTCTTGCACGCCGTAGTCAAGCGCGGCGTGATCAGTTTCGAGGAATTGGCGCAAAATATCGGGACGGTCAGTTCCCTGGCAGCCGTGCTCGATGTGGATATGGAGGCGATGGGCGCCAGTATTGCCACGATGACACGGGCGGGGATCAACGCCGAGATCGCGATGACGGCACTGCGTTCGATTCTCAATACGTTCAAAAACCCGACGAAAGAGGCTCGCCAGGCGGCGGCCGAGCTTGGTTTTGAGCTGACGGCCAATTCCATCCGGGGTGCGGGTTTGATCGAGGTAATGCAAAAACTGCGGGATGCCAATGCCGAGCAGCTCGAGGAGCTGATGCCCTCGGTTCGTGGTCTCGTCGGCTTTGCGGCCCAGATCAAAAATGCCTCGGCCCTGGCCGATGACTACGCCTTCATCATGGACAGTGCCGGCCGCAGTCAGGAGGCATTCAATAAGGTCGCGGAGACGTCGCGCCAGCGGCTCGATGAACTCAAGCAGCGATGGAGTGAGCTCAAGGTCACGCTGGGCACACCCATTGCGGACGTGGCGGTCACGTTGCTGGAGAAGCTCGCCCAGGAGCTGGCTAATGCCGCGGAGGGGATGCGAGTACTCAGTGCAGCGACCTCCGACGCCCAATCCTCCATGGATACTTTTTTACAATCCTGGTCCGAAATGGGGTTTGGCGGGATCCCCGGAGCTACGGGGGCCGCCACGCGGGCGGGACCTCGCTTCAATCTGCCGGGGCAGCGACACCCGACGGAATTCGGGATCGGCGTCCCGCCGGCGAAGGATCCCACATCGCAATGGGAAAAGGATTTTGACCTCGCCCTCGACAAGATGCGGGAGGAGGCCCGGTTCTACAACGCCATCGATGCGATGCTTGAGCAGGCCAAGGCGCCGGAGTTCCGTCGGCATGGGATGCCGTTCGGCACCCATCCCGTCGGCACGGACGGAGCGGCGGAAGGTGAGATGGACGTCACGGCCGCCTTCCGCCGGATGTACGACGATATTGATCGGCGTCACGCCGAGTCATGGAACGTGCGCCGCGACTTGCTCGATGCTGAGCTGGCCCGGTACAAGGAGATCCGGGGGCTCAATCAAGAGATCGTCGATCTGTGGTATCGCGAGCAGAGCGAGCAGCTCGCGCGGGCCGAGCAGATCGCCACGGGCGGCTTTGGTGGCGGTTTTCGGGCCGGGATCGCCCAGATGCGGGAGGAGCTGGCCACGCTCGGCGAGATCGGGGCCGAGGTGGCCAAGTCGATGCGGGACGGGCTCGTCGGGGCATTGTCCGACGCCGTCTTCGAGGCGCGCGATCTGGGCGACGCCCTCAAAAACGTGGCCCTCGACATGGCCAAGATTGCCTACCAGCAGATCATGACGAACCTGGTCACCGGCGGCATGGCCGCGATCTTCCACGGCGGCGGCACGGTCGGCGGCGGGATGCAAGCCGTCCGCCCGGGCGGTGTACCGCCAATGGCCCCGCGTTTTCACGGCGGCGGCGAAGTCGGGGCATGGCTCCAGCCGGGTGAGCGGGT